GCTAATCTTCTATACGATTTTGACTTCATGACGGAGCATGATCGAAAGATGAAGATCGAGGGACCATGGTTCGACGTTCAAAATGCCGAACCACTCATCGACGAGAACCAGGCACGATATAATCTCGATGCATTGGCCGAAAAATATCTGCAGAAGAAGAAGTTCGAAACGGAACTAGAACAGGAATGCTCTCGCCGAGGATTAAAGGGAAAAGTGCAGAAGCACCTATGGCGTCTACCGGCGAGTATCGTCGGTCCGTACGCCGAGGAAGATGCCGTACTTCCATTGGAGATATTCAAGAAGCAGAAACGGATCCTCGATGCCGATGGTCTATGGGATCTATTCATGATCGAAACGAATCTAATACAATTACTTATTCAGATGAGAAAGATCGGCGTACGGATCAACACGTCGAAACTTGAACGGGTGATCGACGAGATGACCAAACGGCTACGGCGGAAGGAACGAGAACTCAACAAGATCGCCGGGAACGAGGTCGAATATTGGGCGGCAGCCTCGATCCAAAAAGTATTCGATCGTCTCGGAATATCGTATCCATTGACCCAGAAGACCAAACAACCATCCTTCACGAAGGATTCATTGTTGAAGTGCGAGAACCCTATCGGAGAATTGATACTCGAGTGCCGTTCCCTTGATAAATTCGTCGGGACGTTTCTTACCGGATCGCTGATGGATCAGGTCATAAACGGTCGCATTCATTCCCTGTTCAATCAGCAGAAGTCCGATGACTATGGCACGGTGACCGGCAGGTTCTCATCTTCGCACCCGAATCTACAATTCATACCGATACGAGACGAAGAACTCGGTCCACTATGCCGTTCGATGTTCATTCCGGAAGAAGATTGTCTATGGGGAAAGACGGATTATTCCCAGGTCGAATTTCGCATATTCGCACATTATGCCATGGGCGAAGGAGCCGACCACTTCCGACAACAATACGTCGATGAACCATTAACGGATTTTCACGATTGGTGCGCCAAGGAAGCATTCATTCCTCGACGATCGGCAAAGACCATCAACTTCGGAATTCTGTACGGGATGGGACTCGAGAAGACGGCCGCATCGCTGAAGCGACCGATGGAAGAAGCGAAGGTATTCGTCGACCAATACTTCAAGAAGTTTCCTTTCATTCGATACACGCTGCAGAAGGCATCGAACAAGGCTGCCGATACCGGATTCATCAAGACGATTCTCGGACGTCGACGAAGGTTCGTCTACTGGGAACCGTTCGATAGAGAACTATCGAAGAACATCACCGCGATGAAGGACGAACGGATCATGCTGGCAAAGGTTAGAGATGCGATCGCAAAGGCCGTTCGAGAGAACAAGGAACCTCCTCGTCCGGGAATTAGACGAGCCGGTACGTTCAAGGGATTATCGGCACTGATCCAGGGAAGTGCGGCAGATCTATTGAAGAAGGCCATGGTCGACTGCTGGAAGGCAGGAGTGTTCAACGTTCTTCCACCTCATCTGACGGTGCACGATGAACTGGACGTATCGATACCAAAGACCAAGGAAGGCACCGAGGCCTTCGCCGAGAAGAAGAGACTGATGGAGAACGCGATCCCGTTCAAGGTGCCGATAATCGCCGACCAGGATATCATGATCGATTGGGGGACCAAATGACGGAAAAAAGTTTATGGCGATATCTGCAAGTAAACATGAAAGGGCGATGGGATGCCTGCCGACACGAGGACGGAGTAACCGTTGGAGTGCCCGACGTCTCGTACGGTATCAACGGAAGGAACGGTTGGATCGAACTGAAGGTGATGAACGACTATCCTAAGAGAACGAAGTTTTTGGACATAAAGAATCTGACCGGCGATCAACGTCACTGGATCAACAACCGGTATCGAAGGGGAGGTTCATGTTGGATCCTTCTGAAGGTGAAACACGATTACGTTCTATTCAGCGGTCGAGTCGTCTTCGAGATAGGACAACGACCGGTGAAAGATATTGCCAGGTTCATCTGGTATCGGTCCATCGATTGGGCTCAATTCGAAACCATATTATCCGAAAGATAGGAGGTCACCATGAATTGGTTATTGATTGGTTTTCGTCTAACATCGCTTCTGATCCTGATGATATTATCCGGAGTATTGACGTTGGTTCTCGAGAGATCACCCGTGTACCTGTTCGAGAATAAGATGGTACCGATTCCCGTGATACGGGGGACCATTGATCCACTCGTGTCGTACGTTCGATTCGTCAACGATAGAGTGCCGACGTCCGTGGCCAAGGAGATCATCTCGAACGTGCGACGTCGATCGGAAGAGATGAAGTTACCCGTGGAATTGATCATCGGGTTGATGGAGGTCGAATCATCCTTCGATCCGATGACGGTTAGCAACCGAAAGGCCCGAGGACTTCTTCAGATCCTGGATCCACCAAATCATCTGATCATCGACAGGACGAAAATACATGATATAGACTATAACGTCGAGATCGGATGCAGAATACTATCGTATTACCTGGCTGAGAAGAAGGATTACCGGAAGGCTCTGGTATGGTATTCTGGAGATGCGGATGATTTTACCGAGAAAGTCGAACGTGCCATCGGAAGATTGATCCTATTCGAACAACAAGAAGCGGTACGATGATCGATCAAGATACCATCATTAAAGAATGGCCAGGATCGTATCTATTGATTTGGGAACGAATCTACATGGAACCGATGTGCAATATCAAAGTCACTCCGTTCGGGTACGTGGATCCGTACGGAGTGACCAAGTACCGATATCAATCTTCCGGGTAATACCGAAGCGCGACGTACCCGTCAATCTCACGACCATCGCACCATCTATTGATCTCGCCAGGGGTGAGATGACAACCGGTGAAACTCGGGTCGACGATCTTCAAACGATCGCCCCAGTCCGAGCAGATCCTCATCCAAGGTATCTGAAGAAGACGTAGATGGAACTTGATGCCGATGAGTTGAAGAACGTCATAACGGTGATTCCACCATGGCTTCTTCAATTCATTCTCAAGGTTCTCTATCAATAGCCGACGATCGTTCTTCGTCCATTCGGACGAACTCCAGAACTTCAATTGATGCTCTCCTTTGAGATACTTCTCGGCCGGGACTTCGTGAAGGATCCAATCCTGCGATAGGAATTTTCCCGGGTGAATCATCCACATGAAATGATTCCACACTGATCGATCGAATCGACTGATCTTGGCAGCAAAATCCGAGTAGTAATTTCTCGAGAGAACGGCAAGAGGCAATCGGTCCTGCGAGATACCGAGCACGTCTTCTTTCGTAAGATATACTTTTTCATCTTTCATGCCGGACTCACCACTGGTATGGTTATGGTCATGACTCCCTTCTCGGCATCTATTCGAGCCTGCAGAGCGATGTTATCGGCCAGGATCTCGTCGAGAGTCGGGATCGCCGATTTACCGTGTATCTGCTGGCCGGTCTCGATCAATTTTGCCGAGACCTGAAGCAAGGCCGTGACGAGCATGACGATCGTTGCTGGATCCATATTATTCTCCTTTTTATTATCGACGTTGGTTTCTTCCACCATGATCGTATCTCCCTATGGTTGATGGTTATTGAGTCGCCGGTGGCAGGATTACTCCCCAGGCCGTCAATGCACTGACCACGGCAGCCACCGTCGGAGTCACCTGATTGTAGATATCGGACGGCGTCTTCTGATAGATCAGAGCATCCTTGACGGCCTTATTGGCGACATCGAACAGGGGGTTCACCTTGTTGTGCCACTCATCCTTGTATTGAGGATGAGCAAGGACGAATGCCTGACCGGCATCGTACCAGACCTTGAGTTGGTCCTGCAGTCCGTGGGTCACCACACGACCCTGTTCGACGGGCGTGAGTTTATCCCAGTCTTCCTGCAGATTCTGTGTTGCACCGCAACCAAACCAGCAGAAGATGAGCATGACCATCGTCAAAAATGATAGACGTGATCGCATCGTGATGAATTTCATCGAGTACCTCCTTCGTGTCTTGGTGAGTGAATCATAAGATTCCCGACGCTGAGAAACACTCCCAACATCATGGAACCGATTAAATTTCTCCAATTGATCGTTCCGTTCGAGCTCGAGACGTAATTGATCAAACCGTTTCCGGTGCCATCGACGACGGCACCGATCAACGCCGAACCGATGATCCATAACCATGATCGTAGTTTCTTCCACCATGGGTTCATTCGTCCGTCACCTCCTCCTGGTCCTTGTTGAATATATCACCGACCAATTTCTTGAATTCCGGATCATCGACCGACCAGAGCTTGTCGACCATGTAACCCAGAATGATCTGCGTATTGGCCACCTGCGATCGAAGTTTGATGGTATGTCTCCAGATCAACCGTGTGCAACGATCGATCGCTTCCCGGGACTCCTTACTCGTCTTCATATCCTCCTCGATCTTCTTGATGAAATTTTCGAGATCATGAAGAATCAGATGGTCGGTCTTCGCCGATTCGACCGTCGGAAGAAGACTGACTCTACAACTCTCCATCTTATCATCGCAATGCTTCGTCAATCGTTCATCGGTGATCATGCCCTTGGCCTTCGCTCCGATGTTGAACGCGAAACGAATAAGGAACAGGGTGTACAACCCTATCGCCGACAATAGTTTCCAATGATTCTCAAGTTCCTGCAGGAATTGTCCCGGCATGAGTCTTCTCCTCTTTCCAATAGGTTAGTACGATGTCAACGTATGCTTCTTGATTGACGTATCTACCATTGGACCGTTTCCGGTTGTTCCCTTGATTGTATGCCGCGATGACATCGTTCCAACTACCATACCGATCGTACAGATACTTTATGTGAGCGCATCCCCATTTGATGTTGGTATCGGGTTCGAATAATTCGAAAGGAAATTCGAACCGAAATCCTCGTTCCATGGCCGTACTGAGCATGATCTGCATGAGACCGTAACTGGCACTCACGATGTCCGGATACGTTAACCACCGATCGTCCTTCTGCGGAGTCTTGACGAATAGTCGCTTGATCCCGGCGAAGTACGTCGTCCAGAAACCCTTTTCGACTCGGTAAGCGTATTTCCGCCAGGTCGATTCCTTACGGATGAACGCCCGAATCAATACTGGATCAATCGAATAGTACTTGGACCATTCTTCTATTTCCAACTCGTACATGGTATCGTCTCCCTATATTATGAGGGGTCTCTTAGTTCGAGAATATCGAATGGTTGAATTTCTTGGTCAACCCCCGTCGCAACTGTTTTCGTTGAAATGGTGGTGATACCTCGAATAGTCGTATCGGTAGTCTTGACCAAGACAATATGATCAACATCGCCATCACCATCGGGAGTTACAGTCTGAAGACCAACAATCAATTTTCTTCCAGATACATCACCATCATCTTTAGTGAAATCTCCACTATCGATACCAACATGACCAAGAGAATGATTCGTAACATCAGCATAATCAGCTGGTTGACCCGCACAAATATGATACTCATCTGAGCCGGCTATATAATCAAGTCCTGCATCTAAAACTGCATCGGGTATATATTTTGACATAATAACCTCCTAAAAGATCAAAAACGAGAGAAACATATTACTTGGTTTCCATTCCGCTTCGTCTGTTTCTGTTAGACTAATACAACCATCCGGTGTCCAACCGGTCCCGCCTTCCCATGTGAGAATGATAACGCCATTTGCACCAGTGCCACCATTAGTAGTCCCACTTGAAATATCTCCAGCACCTCCACCTCCACCTCCATAACCAGAGGCAGGAGAATTCCCATTCGAATCTGCTGCTCCTCCATCACCACCGATTCCTGCACCGGCAGGCTCAGAACCAACGGGAAATATTCTAGTAGAATAACTCGGTGAATCTCCATCATAGTAACCATCGGCTCCAGTACCTGCAGAAGAGCCTCCCCAACCACCAAGACCAGTAGTTGATACTCGTCCATCTTCTCCCCATCCACCATCATACTTGGTATCCCCATATCCATTGGCTGCTAATCCTCCTGGACCTCCAGCTGCATCTGGGTTGGCTCCCGACTGCCTAACTCCGGCTCCTCCTCCCTTAGCTACACATCCGGAAGCATCATTAGAAATAAACCATGTATCATTACCTACTGAGCCATTTACGTTTCCGGCACCACCAGCACCACCAGCACCTACACTAAAATTATAATCACCACTTGGAGAAGCGATCGTTTTTTTACTATACGCCCCACCACCTCCTCCACCAGCACCACCATTGATTCCACTATTCGAACCACCACCACCTCCTCCAGCACCCCAACACTCGATAACAAGATTTGACGCACCATCTGGAGTAGTCCATGGACTTGAATCTATTGTCGTTAGAGTTTGAGTTGCCATACTAGAACCCCTTTATCATGCTGACGAAATCGTACTTCGTCGCGGTACCATTGTAGATATAACCCAAGATATCCGTAAGATCCGCCGTGGCCGTAAGATCTGGTGGCGATGACAACTCGGTCCCGGCACGAACCTCGGCACCGAATGCCACGGCTCCCGGCCCGGCATATTGCTTTATCCTGAGAACGAGTCTGGCACCATCGGTCGCTCCGGAAAAGGCGAAGGTAGTAGTCGCTCGATCAAGAGTGATATCGGCAGTCCATCCCTTCGACCAGTCGATCGTCACGTTGTCCGCGCACGTAAGTGACTGGACCAATTTGGCCGGATCGTTCAACTGAGGATGAAGATGAACCGGATAAACGTTGTCGGAACCGGAATTACGGTAGGCCAGCACCAACCGATTAAAGGCGATGAAGTTACTCGCTGCTCCGGTCGTGACCGCTGCTTTCGAAGCCGTGACCGCTGCCGCGTCGGTCTCGCTCAGATCGACGTAGAAGAATTCTGCATCGGCGAGAGTTATGCTTCCGGCCGCGATGGTATTCTGCACGGCCAACCCTGCTGCGGTATTGAACGTGATCCGTATCGTTCCGGACCAGGAGATCGCTCCGGTCGTCTTGTTGTACGTGATGACTCCATCGCAATGAACAAGGACGTTCTTCAGATAGGTCAGACCTTGATCCAAAGATGCGAGAGCCGGGTTCATCGCTGCAGCGGTGAACGATGTAACGCTTGCCGCCCATGGTGTATGAAAATTACTTCCCATCTTGGTTTCCTCCGGTGATATTTTTCAACGAATCGAACATCTCCAAGAATTTGGTCGGAGCCTTTTCGGCTTCCTGCTTCGAGAGTTCCATGAACTTCTTCTGCTCTTCTCTCATGGAACGCATTTCCGAAACGATCGCCTCCAGATTCTTTGCGATCGACTCCAGTGCCATCACCATTCGTTTGAACATATCGTTTCTCCTTTAATAACCGAACATTAAGACCGGGTCTTCTCCGAGTTCTCCAACGTCACTCCAGAGAAGAATATAGGCACCGTTGCCAAGACCGACTTCCGATTCCTCGAAATAGAACGTTGGAGAGACGTCGGTATCGAGACCACCTCTAGTGTATATCATATTTTTTATATAGGTCATGTAAAAACTGAAGTCACCGGTTTCTCCATTCAACGTACCATTGCCACTCTGCCAATCGACGTCGACATGGTACCCGGCTCCGCCTCGTGTCTTGTAGTTTCCATATTGATCGTAAACCGCGACCGTCACCATGGTCGTCGATTCGCCCCATGCGAGATTCTGGTCACCTATAGTGATCCTCAATTCGGAGGCCGTCGGCTCGGTAAAGACTCGATTGATATCGGCCGTCGTCACCTCGGTCATGTTCGGATATATCAGAACCCATCCGAGCGACACGTGATCGGCGGACGGTAACGGCGGCGATGGAATAGGGTCGACCGTTTCAGCGAAATTGGTACCCTTGACCACGTCGATCACTCCATCGGATCCGACGCAAACGGTATCATATCGAAAAAGAGAACCAGATGCGGCATCGAATACCGCCGTTCCACCGACCTCGTCCATGATAAGACCTGATTGATCCATCACCAGATCAGAACGATCCATCACCATTCCGAATAGAGTGTAGATCACTCCAGATATACGATACGTTCCGGGTGCCACGATGACGGACATCCCAACCGGTGACGATGGCGACAGGGTGCAATCCGTTATGACGGCATCGCCAGCAGTTGCCGGGGTCGGACTACCAGAACCACCGGGGACTGCCGTGGGAAGCAAGAAACCGTGACCAACGACCTCGATCCGTGCCTTGTTTCCCCCCGGATGAGCGATGCGAACGACGTTCCCGGGTTTAAGAAACTGCGGAGTGCTCTCCCAGTTCTCGGGGTAAAAAGCCTTGACGTATGTATCGCTTCCCTGTATCTTGACTCGACAGTACCGCTCGGCAGTGTTGACATCCCAAACGATACCATCGCGAAATTCACGAGACTCCGATATTCTTCTATCGAGGTTTCTTCGTATTATTTTTCCACCGTATAGTCTCATGATACGACCCACCCTTCGATCTCGTCCCAGAAACCACCATCGTTCGATCGTGATCCGGACGTGGACTTCTTGAAGATTCTTTTTAGATCAGTGATGAACACGTCGATGGTCGTGTCGCTGTATGGATGCCGAACCTGAATGGTATCGCCGTCTTCGTCCTGAAGATGAGCGGTCTTCCGAATCATGACTCTCTTTCGTTGCATCTGGGCGACCAATCCCTCGAACGTGGCGACCGTCAGACAATCGGCTGCCGAATAGGAAAGTGGATCCACGATCACTTTCTCAACGATCGCGTTTATCTCGGTCTGATGTTCGAGATCGTTCCACGAAGCCTGGCAACTTCGTCGAGCCTGACCGAGTGGTTGTGCCCATACCTCGAGTTGATAATTCGAAGACGAACCAAGTATCAATAGGCAACCCATCACTCCGGCTCTTTCGATCCAACGTCCGACGCTTATCGTAAGACCACCCATGGGCGGAGCGTAGTTTCCGGGTATCCATCCCAAGATGGCAAGACCCATGCAACCAGAGAGCATGCCGATGAGATTCGGAGCCTTGACGTTGACCGTGCAGAATTTATTATCATCGGTCGGTTCGCAATCATCCAATGACTCCTTGACCTTCCCTCCGAGTTGGAATGGTATTCCGGTCGACGTCTCGATCACTTCGAGTCTGGGATTGACGGCACGCCGAGACTTATCTTCGGAGAACCAGACCTTGTGTTCTTTCTTGCAGCCCCACCATCCGAGCGTCCCGGATACTTGCGAAATTCTTTCTTCCTCGAAGATCAATTGAGTGAAGTCCAACTCCTGACCTTGAACGGTCACTCTATTGGTGAAGTCCGAATACCGATCGTCGGGAGAATAGGATATCAGTTTCGTGTTGTCCGAATAGACATGATCGATGGCATTGACATTGGATATTGGTTTTGCATTCGCTTTCCCATCGACGTCGAACCGGAAGTAATATCCGAATCGTTCGCAGACCTGAGTGACTATATCATCGATATGAGAATCGATCCATTGCATCTGGAGAAGCGATTCACCAACGAATGATGGAAGATTGATCTCGGCAACGACCATCCCAGCATACGAAGTCAATATATCCGATATGATGGTATCCGGTAGATTATTGTAGATCTCGGTCGCGTATATATGAGACTCTGCCCATAGGGTTCGCTGATCTTCCGCCTTGATCTTCATGACCGGATATGACCCGTGCTCGAACGATAGAGATGTTTCCGTGACGAAGAACGTACCGGCATTCTGCCAATAGTCCGTTCCGGATATTCGTTCTCCCCAACGAAGAGTCAGTTTCCGTCCTTTCTTCAAGACGATACTCAACAGACTCGCCTTGTTGTGGGGATCGAACAAATGGCCATGGGAAACCGTGAACGATAACGACGACGGACTACCGCTTATGTTCTGCTGAGCGGATATTTCGTCGATGGTCAGGTAATCGCTAAGATCGATCGAACTTCCATCCTTATCCCATTTGATCGATTTTTCTCCATCGGCCGTCTCGTTGATCCAGAAGACGTACATGGCCGAAGGCGAATCCGGCTCGGTGCAAGCCACGGCATCATAATCAAGATAGCCTTGGACCAATTGAAGAGCCGTCGCAAAAGTCCATGTACCACCTCCGTACGATCCAAGCGAATAATAGGACTGTCTCATGAAACCATGAATGGAGAACATGATGACGCCCGACCATGACCCATACGAATCTCCGACCATGACGAGATCATTGAGATCGTCATATGCTACTTGCGAACCAGCTTCAAACTCAACTCCATCCGGAGTGAATCCACTGATGTTCGAATTATTGAACACTTCCCACGTCTTGTAGATGGTATCGAAAACCGCCACTCCGTAACCATTATGCGTCATGGCGATCCGTCCGTCCTGAAGCAACGATGGTCTCCCAAGATGATGAGTATCATTGGAACAATATGATGGTCGATAGGTCACTATCGTCTCCGATGCAATATCGATCTCACATAATCCACGGAATGCCGATTGACCATAGCCACTCGTGTATAGAGATAGACCAGCGTAGATCCTCCCGTTGTAGACGAACGGAAGATCAAGTCCAAAGTACGGAAAATCCGAATCATCGCCGGTCCACTCGACGATCTCAGCTCCCGATTCGATATCGAGGACGAGACATCCTCCTTTCGTGACCGGATTCGTCGACGATGCGGTCACGACGATATATCCACCAGCGACGTCGACGTACATGCCATTGACCGTTTTCAACCACCAATCGCTACTGGTCCACGATGCGATTTGATGGAATTGATAGTCCGAGGTCTCGGTGAGATCAAGGTATCCGATCTTAAGATGCTTGCTGGCCAGAGAATCTTCGAAGAGTAACCATATTCGATCGTTGGCTATGTCGACCTGGGCGTGGTTACATTGATAAAGCGTCGAAGGAAGCGAGTGGGTGACGTTGGCGATCGTCCCGTAAGCTCCGTGAGAATCAAAATAATAATTGGTGATCGTATCATCTTCTCCGTTCAAGTGCCAGACGTAACGATCACCGATCCCATTGCATTTGATGACGATGTGATGACCATCATGAATGCACGTCTCGTACCATACGTGCTCGGTTGCACCAGAACCACAGATAAAGGAAGGGAAACCCGGAGTGGTCGTCTCGTCCCAATAATCATCAACGGTCCACGTATCGATGTCGATCCGAACGACGTTCTGAAGATATTTCGTGCCCATGCCATTTTGGACGTTGATGACGTAGAGTTTCCGGTTCGTCGAATCGAACGATAGTTCGCAAGCATTATCCCCCGTCGGCCAACCGCTTGCCGAATCGGTCATGTGCAATGCTCCGACCTTACGGGTGAAGATCAGGTGCATCTGATTCAAGGCCTTCTGTATCGCAACCGGATGACCACCAACCTCGGAATAGGTATCGTAGTCCGTCACCTTGACCGCCGTCCCCCACGTTCCGCCAGAATCCGAACTGATCGAATAATAGATATTAGTCAGTTCCTCGCCGCCAGGACCTATCGATTCCAATGCCGAGAACCAGAGCCATAGATCACCACCGAGTTCCTGAAGGACGTACGGAAAATTCAATCTCCAGGTCGATGTTAATCCAGCGATCGATAGAACCGATTCATCCGACCACGTGGTGAAATTGCTGGACGTTCGTTTGTAAATGTAGTAATCCGATCCGCTCTGCTTTCCATACACCAGCAGATAGGTACCATTGGGAAGTCTAATCACGTTTGGACATGACGTGAAGATGGTGGTCGCCCAATTGGCGATGGCCCCATCGGCGATCTGAATACCATCCACGGACAGAGTCTTATACCGAAGATAATATTTCCCACCGGTATGGTATATATAGATGATTCCAACGTTGCCATCGGCGAGTTCGCAAAGACTAACGTGATCCAAGATGTAATTATCAGCCAATGCGAAACTGGTCGAATAGAATTCCGATCGAGAAATATCCGTGTAAACGTACTTGATAAAATAATGATACGTCGGAGAACCGGTCGTCGACCCATACGCGTAGGTCGTCAAAAGACGTCCAGACGAATGCGCTATCAACGATGGGGTATATTCGTTGATCGTTTCGCTGGTCAAGAAGGAACCATCGAACGGAATATCATTACTCCGTTGAGATGATACGATCTCAACCAACGGATGTCGAGATTGATCGTCTTGAGCTGCAGCAAGTATAGGATCAAGAGTAAGCATTGTTGACGCTCATTATCAATAGATGAAGTTTCACGTTTTGCCGATACGCGAAGTTATAGGCCGTCGTCTCGAAGTACGTTCCTTCGAGTCCAGGAGATATTATCTCGACGTTATACGCGTCACCATCGCCTGGAACCCAGATGACCTGCTCATCGGACTGCACCACCGCATCAAGAGCAGCAAACATCTCCTCGGACATCCAATCCCATTCGAGAAGGATCTCCTTTCCGATAACCGTGTTCCCGAAACTGAAGAATGCAACCGACGACCAGGTCCGAACATGAGACGTGAACTTATCGGTTTTCGGCATGGTCCATCTATCCGGGAACCATTCGAATTCGTAACTTCCAAGAATCATCGTCATAGTCATTACATGAAATCCTTTATGGTCTGCCTGACCACGTCTTCAATGTTGCTTCGTAACATCGAGGCCAACCGTTGATTCTCGACGTTGACCGGGACACTGATGGAAAGATAATTACCAGCATTGGTACCCGAACCAGACACGAGTCCACCACCGGCAAAAGCATAGGAAGGTCGCGGTGCCAATCCCGCGGAAAATCCCCGTAATACGTCACGTGGGATCAAGCGACGTCGAATCGCCTCCATCACTCCCTCGCCATAGTATCGAACGGACGAGACCGGATGCATGAATTCGCCCCCCATCGCCAGGACAGGAACATCGTCCCTCGTACCGGAACCACCACGGATTGGCCCACCGGAAGCCATTCCACCACTTGCCGTACTCGTCGAACCACCGAAGATACTGCCGATGAATCCAAAGATGGACTTCAACAGGGAACTTCCAGCACTCGAGGCGACCTTCTTGATGAAGTCTCGGATCCAGTTCATCGCCATATCGGCCAATGCATCGGCCCAAAGTTCCTGTAGTTTTCGAACGAAGGACTTCCAATAATCGCTGAATGATTTGAGCTCTCCTCTCATCGAATCGAGAAATACGTCTCGAAGAGAATTACGTATCGCTCCCATGGCCTCCTTGACCACGTCCTTGGCGATCTGAAAATTCGACTTCAATTGATCGGCCCATTCTTTGTATCCTCGAAGTAGACCATTTCTGAACGTTCCCGTTCGTTCTTCCAACTGCAATTGAAGATCGACCTGATCTCTCAAGAGTTGATTGATCGTCTGTTGAGTGGTCATGTAGGCTTCGCTATCGGGAACCTGACGAGCGAGTCGTTCCGTCTCGATGGCCAGAAGCTGACCTTTCAGATCGAGCTCTTGACGTAGATAATCTTCGATCGAGATATCCTTTCTGGCATAGGCAAGCTCCGTTTCGGCGATCTTCTGGTTGAGGGTCAACTCGAGGAGTTTTCGCTTATCGTCCTCTTCCTGCCGGTCGAGGACCATGGCATCACGTTGAAGTTGAGCCTTCCGACTTCGGATCTCCGATTCGAGCTCTATGATCTTGACCTGGTCATTCGTTCTTGCAATCTGGTCTTCTATGATCTTTATCTCGTCGTTGGCCTCCTTCGTCGCCAGCGATCGTTTCTGATCGTAATAGGTCTTTGCCGACACCAACCCATGCTGGTAGTTCGATTCGAGTATCTGCGACTGTTGATCGTATAGATCACGTATAGCCTGAGAAGCAGCTCTTTCCTTTGCTTCGGTTATCGCCAAGGCTTCTTGGGCTTCCTGCAATCTTATGAAGGCCCCTCGGAGCTTATCGATCTCGGCTCGAATCTCGCTGGTCACCGTCTTATGCTCGGTCATCTTTCTGATCGACTCCTCGAATTCCATTCGAGTTGCCCTTTGCGGATCAGTCAACTTGACGAATTCTATGCCGGTCGAGATCAATCGTTCCTTGACCTGGTCCATGATGTCATTATAATTCTTTGCAGCTTCCGTCTTCTCGAATTGCGCCATCAACGTCTGTATCGCTCTGACCAACTCATCGGGAGCCTTGGTCGGATCGATGCCAGCGGTCATCATGACCGTTTCGACCCAATCCTGCAGAGCCTGACGAGATGCACGGATAGGATCGACCGTTTCCAGATAAGCGACATTCAATTCTTTGGTCTTCTTGACTATCTCGTCGAGAGCCTTTGCGACCCCCGGACTCGGTGGAGTGAACGTGAGAACTTTTTCCGGATGTGCTGCCTTGATCTCCTCGAGTCGTTTGGCTTGTTCCTTTGCGGCCTCGGCCTCTTTCTTCTCGGCTTCGGTCAACCCAGACCAATCACGCATCAATTGATCGATGTAACCACTCAACTGGACCAGAGTGATCGCGATCAAAGCAGCTCCCAGTGCCCACGCATTCGCTGTCGCAATGGCCAGCACGCTACCAAGAGATACCAAACCGGTAACCCAACCAACGATCGCTGGTCCGAAGGCCACTGCGACCATGGCTCCGATGGCAATGGATATGCCAACGAAGTTATCCTTTATGGTCTTGAGTATCTCCCAAGGTAGCAACAGGAATTCTTTGTGCACCTTGATGAAGTCCTTAAGATTCTTGACGGAGGTAGCCAGTTCCAACGTGTATTGAGTAAGAGTGGGAAGTATCTCGTTTCCAATCACCAACTTGACGCCGGTGATCGCATCTTCCATATCGTGCATGGCGAAGAAGAATTTTCTTGCAGCATCAACATTATCTTGACTGATGATCACGCCATACTTCTTCTGATCCTCGATCATCTCCTTGAACTGTTCATCGGTCATCGTGAGGATGGGAAGAAGTTGCTGAGCTGCTCCCCTCATGAAGAATTGCGTGGCTATGGCCAATTGTTCGGTCTCCGACGTGGCAGACCGAATTCGTGACCCTATCTGAGAAAATATATCCGTGAACGTTCGTAGAGAACCATCCGAGTTCTTTACCTGTATTCCCCATTTTTCGAATACGTCAACCGATTTACCCGTGGCATCGATGACTTCCGATTCGATATCCTTGAGTCCACCCATACGACGTGCGATCGACAGAGCCGCACCAGATACCGTTTCGAAGGCGATGCCAAGATCATCGGCAACGGCGATAAGACCAGAAGCCTCTTCGGCAGTCATCCCGGTCGACCGCATCAATTTTCGAGTTTCCGTTCCGAGCTCCACCGTAGTCGAGATCACGGACTTCAATTCTCTATATGCTCCATACGTTGCCGCAACGGCAGCGGTCAATCCTACCCACCCGGACTTCAACATTGCGAGTGATCCCTGGGACGTCGTCGCGAAGTCCTGCATCTCCTTCTTACTCTTGGAGAATTGAGACTTCAGATCTCCCATGTCGGCTCGTAACCGGACGACTAATCTTGCGATCTCCTGTTCATTTGCCATGGTCATTTACCTCGTAATAATCGATCGAGTCTTGCCGCATCGGTCTTCGTGAATGGTCGTGGTTTATTATTCTTGATTCGTGGACTCATCATCATCAAGAAATTTTTCCATTGCTTATCATCGGCATTGACTCCGAACCTAACGGCAAAAGCCTCATCCAAGAATTCTCGTCGTACGTTATCCTGACCCACTTTATAGAATAACATCACCTGGTCGATGGTGTACTCCCATAAGATACTATTGAGAAGATGCCCACGATGAACCAGGAATTCCACGGCCTGAGCTAACCACCCATCACCTTCCGTCTTAGACTCAGGCCAAAGGAGTTTTTTATTTTGTCCATGTTCTGCGTCAGAATGGCCAGGAACACCTTCACTCCTTTATCTGGATCCCAGTTATCTATCTCCGACCTAGAGAGCATGGTGGTCTTTGCCACTATCTCGGGAACGAGAGGAGCAACGGTCAAGAGTAGATTCGCGAATTTCTCGAGATCTATCTCTTCTCCTTCATCGAAATCTTTCGGAGTGAACCCGCAATTCTTTGCTTCCGCCATCACCTTCTGAAGCACCGGTCCCATGTTGGCCAATTGCCCGAACGACCAGGGTCGAAGAATAAGTCCTTCGACCTCGATCTCCGGGAATAATATTCCTTGCTCGTCCTTACCATCTTGATCCATGATACCTCCTGATCGGTTAACGGTTATGGTTTAAGATCATACGACCATTCGATTCTACGATTCACCGAGTGGAGTCATGAGACCATACGGACTGGTCGGATGATTCGCCGCATCGTTCTGAACCGTGAATTCGAAATCGATCTTTCCCCAATCATCGCTGATCAGGCCCAATTCCGTGGTGGTCTTCAGCTTCACGCTCCAGAGTTGAACGTGATACTTCGCTCCGACCTCGTTGGTCATGACGAAGTCCAGTTCGCCTTGAACATTGCTGACCTGCATGAGAGCCAGGGAACCGTCTCCGAGTTCATCGGCCATCAAGGCCATCGCCAGATTGTCCTTATCGTACTCATCGAGCGTGAATTTCCCGTTGAGTTTCCGGGTCAAGGTAACTTCCTTGTCGAGGGTCTTGACCCCTTCTCGTTCCGAGTAATGCTCGAGAGTTTCCTCGGTCGGTTGCAGTGTGAAACTGGTGGCATTCCCCACGTCGCGAAGTCCCGTTGGGAGACCACTCGAATCCCACCGGTCGAACTTCATGATGCCCTTTCCCAATGTGTAAAGATCCGTGCTATGAGCCTGTGTCATGTCCATTACCTCCTATAGATTAATTGTTCGAACCTTTCAACGCATCGTAAGGGTCGCCCCTCTTATGCGCATAAATGGCCGTGTATAATATGATGATACCACCCAACGTATCATCGGCGTAGAACTTTTCGGACGATACCTCGATGAGATTCATCCCATACGCGAGAACCGTTTTATTATCGGTCAAGGTCTTACCGATCTCCGCTTGAATCACGTCGGCCAGATCACCGATGGTTTCGGCTCCACTCTGATCCTCGATCCATACTTCTATCTGAAGAGGAAACGTCTTCATCTGGATACGGTTTCGATCCTGGTTTGTTTCCTTATCATCAAAGATGAAGCAGACCGGAAATCGAGCCGTCTCACGGTCGATGGGTTTCGAGGGATTCCTGATGACTTTCTTGATCTGAGAAATGAGTTCAATCTCGTCTCTGATTGCATTGAGAAAATTAGTCTTTACCGGTAAAGTCATCTCATTACTCCTTCGTGATCGTGATACCTTTCGTCGTTAGATCCTGAATTATCTTCGGTGCGATGTAATCGACGATCTCGTTTAGATGTATTCTGGCTTTCACCTTCACTTGCTTCACCATCAAGAACAAAGGGACTATCTGACCATGCGTCGAACCCATCTTCGCCCCCTTCGAATATGCCGATTTTCCAAAGAGGATCAATCTTCCTTCTTTGCTTCGCGCAAAGAACGTCTCGCCCCATGGACCGGTCCTCGGAGAACCTTTCGGAACGCCTGCCGAGGTCTTGGCCGCATCCAACGGAATGGCCAGGAACTTTCCTTTCTTTGATCTAATGGTCGTCGACTGTCCACTCGGCCCGACGTGAACGCGTCCATATACCGTACCAAACTCGGTACCTCCCTCGATGTAATTATCTTTTGAGATAACCGGCATCGATTTGACCGAGGCTCTCAATCGACCGGATCTTACACCAAGTTTGCTTTCGGTCGTACCACCGGTGAATCGTTCCTGTTTCAGATACGTCGTTAGAAGTCTACCACTCTTGGTGAAAGACTCCTTGATGATCTTCGTCGCCGAAGGAACGATGCTCTTAACTCGATCATTCTCCAATATGACTTTTCCACTTATCATAAGAACAATCTCCCATAACGACCAAGAACCTGTTTCACCGACGGGAGCCATTCGTCTTGGGTGTACTTGTTGATGCTGCCATCCGGAAAGGAAACGGCCGTTAAACCTGGATCCTTTCGTCGTCGCCAACGGTAAGCCGTCTGAACGATCAAGGCTCGTTTGATATCGGACGGAAGACTGGAACTGGAGTATCCTCCATCGTACGTCACCTTCAGGACCTGATTACCCGAGACGAATTTTCCCTGGTCTTTCTTGATGGTCCCTCGTTTCTGGTTTATCGTATAGTACGACGGATCGACCGGATCGATCGACGTGAATACTCGATCCACGTCTTCGACGATCGAGACCTTCGTCACGTTTAGATGCGGGATGAACAACAACGACGCTCCTCCGTCGAGATATATGATCTCATCGGTGACCGCTTCCAACCGGACTTCCATCTCGGTCTCGGCTTCGGCGACGATATCAGCAATAAGATCTGTCAGTCGAGTATCGAATTGCGTTTCCGTCGAATCGAGATCCAACTCGTTTCGAACATCGCTTAGATTGATCAAAGCCGTCATATCATTTACCCCCACTTAATTTATGTCGGACGACCGATACGACGTCTCCGACGTTTATGGATCTCATGCAAACGTAGTCCTTGCATGTGTAGAATCTCCCGGTATCTTGGCATGGTGCACATTCCACTCCGCTCGATAGTATCATGGCCTTGTCGCCACGAGGTCCATTCTTGCTGATGAGCGTCGAGCCGAACAGGGTCACCACTGGAACGTTCATCGCATCGGCGATATGCATGTTCCCGGTATCGGAAGTCACCAGCACGTCCATCTGACTGATGATCTTCGACGTCTGAAGAATCGTCGCTCGACCTGAAAAATCCATTTGTTCATCGAGACCAACACCAGTCAATTCTCCCATACTACCTATCCCAACGACCGTTCCTCCGAAGTATCTTTTCGCCACCTCAACGAATTGTGCGAAATTCGGCCAGGCTTTCTTCTCCCAATAACCAACGTTGAAATATCCGTTGCATATTCCGATGATTGGTCGTTTGAGCTCGCTTAGATCCGGGTTACTCGAGACCGGAAAATCTATTCTTGGAACCGGTCCTTGGTATCCCATCGCGTAGGCGATCTCCATGTAATGATCGACCTCATGCATCATCGAGGACTTCCAGGCCGGTTTCGCGACCGGCTTATGAGTCATCTTGTGCTTGAACACGTTGACGACCTCGGTGTTGCTTCCGTGATACGAATGAAACCACAGATCGTACCTATTCGGATTGAACTTGTACGGCGGAACGAATACCTTATCGACGACCGGCCACGTGTCCAAGATCTCCATGATCGCCGGTTTTCGGTTATCGTGCCAATCGCCTAGAACAACATCGATCTTCTCGTCATCGGTGAGCGAGGCGACGGCCTGCATCGCCGGCATCATCATGACCAGGTTTCCGATCCCATTGCAAAAATAGACGATTCCCTTCATCTTGCGCTTCTCCACGTTGATACCTTATCATCATGACCAAGGTGATCGAGTGATGGTAGAACCATCACCATTTTATTCTGTTCTCGAAGACAATTCTCGGCCGAGCAACTCGGGTTCGATCTGGACAGGGAATAATATCCGGTCAGGTACACGTCGATATGACTTCCCTTATTCTTATGAGGAAATCCACGTTCGGTACCATCCGGGTTCAACCTCGGAACGAAACCGATCGACCGCCAGAACTTCTTCTCGGCGATGAGGTTCGTCGCACTGGTCGACTTCTTCATCAGCAATGTTTCACCTTTCAAAATCACCTCGTGATCGATGGGATGTTCCGGAGCATCGCATCCGGAAAAGAAACCAATCTTCTCGTCGACCCGAAGAGATTCGTATGCCTCGATCGATTTGAGTAACCACTCATCTCGTACGGATACCAGGTCATCCTGAAGATAGCACATGTAATCACTCTCCGCTTGCCAGGTATCCAGATAATCAACCCAGTTCCATAACGAATTGAAGCCGTAGACGACCCCATTTCGTTTTGGCGAAAGTAGAACGTTCGCAATACCTCGTTCTCGTAGTTCGCATAGATACCCAACCGTTCCATCGTTCGAAAAATCATCAGCAACGAACAATCGGTAAGGGATCTTCTTATTCCTGTCGACAAAACTCTCTATCGTTCGTTTCAAGAAATCGACTCGATTGTAGGTGGTGATGATGACGTCAATCATTTCATTCCCCAGTTACTGATGATGGAACAAATGAATAGGACCTGAGTAACCGTCGTTCTATCATTCAACGGTAGACAGAGATATTCCTTTTCGACCGCATTCATGTTTGCAAGTCGTTCGCGTTTTCCGCCGAACACCGTAAACAGGTCGTTCCGAATATGGGCCACGTTCGTCTCTATACCGTTCTTACGAAGATGATCAGCCAAATCATCTCTTCTCTTTTTAACCTTTATCATGAACAACCAGTTCGAAGTGGGCCACTCATCACTCAATAACTCGATACCGGAAACACCTGTCAGATGTTTACGATACAGGTCGACGAGGCCCGAACGACGTTGAAGGTTACAATCAAAATCATCAAGAGCCGCAAGACCTATCGAAGCCGCAACGTCGTTCATCTGGTACTTGTAGCCGACTTCGACCTGATCGAAGGTTATCCCACGTCGGTCCCAGGCCTGCCAGTTCTTCTTTGCCTTCTGCTTTCGATCGATATCGAACCACCTGAGTCGTTGCGCTCGAACGTGGTCCTTCTTTCTTCGGCATATCAATGCTCCTCCGTCGCCGGTCGACAGTGCCTTGATCGCTTGAAACGAAAAGCAGGTGAAATCACCGAAGCCGACGTCCCCGTTTCCAAGAGCCTGGCAGGCATCCTCGATGAGGGGTATCCCCTTGGCGATACTCTTGATCGAAACCCTATCCGTGACCATCCCACCGAGGTGAACCACGACGATCGCCTTCGTTCGATGAGTTATCTTCTTGAAGACGTCGACCGGATCGATGGTGAGAGTGTCCGGTCGTACGTCGGCGAATACGATCTTCGCTCCCATCGACTTCAACGGGTGACAGGTCGCCGAACAGGTTAGGACCGGAACGATCACCTCGTCCCCGGCCTTAATACCAGCGAGCACGTAGGCCAGGTGAAGAGCGGCCGTTCCACTGTTTACCATGGTGACGTACTCGAACCCGAATTTTTCCCCGAACTTCTTTTCGAATAGATCGACCTTCGGTCCTTGTGCCCACCATTGACCAGAAAGAGTGTCTTTCAACTCGGCGATCATTCGCTTGACGTTCTGTTTGGGTGGCCAGAATAATGGTATCATCTCAATACTCCTTCCCATTTCACGAGGCCAATTCCGTTCAGGTATCCCAACCAACGATGCGACTTCTGCTTCTCCTTCGGCATACGTTGGATCACGAACTCATGGGTCTCGTACCGTGCTTTGAGTTCCGGCCAGTATCGACTGACTCCATGGGTCTCGTCCATCCAATCGCAAACGGCGATCCAACCACCGGTACGAACGAATGGAGCATAGTTCTCGAAGTCACGTTTCACCGTCTCGTACTCATGACCACCGTCATGAAAGAGTAGATCGACCTCATCGTCGCCCAACGACCGGCGAACCCGTTCTATGATCATCGGATCTTCGGATCGTCCTTCCACCTCGACGATGTTCTTCTCGACCGGCGTATTTCGATACACCGCTTCGATATGATTCGAGGCCGGACAATTCCATACGTCGACCGGAAACGATCCGAAACCAACGTCGACGCAATGCACTCTACCGTTCATCGGCGATACCAACTGTCCCCAGATGTACGCGGTCCCTCCTTCGTAGGTCCCGATCTCGATGACGTTTCGTATCGGTCCTTCCGCGAGAACGAAGTCGATCGCTTCTCGCACCTCGCTCTCGTGCTGAAGTACCACGTGATCGATGTATTCTATCTCTTGTCCGTTGATCAATCTCATAATCAATACTCCAGGGTCAATGTTCCGTCGTCTCTTTTTCCTCGAACATAACGACCAGGAAAATGAGTTTCCTTATCCATCGCGACGCGCGTATAATAAAGGTCTTCTTCTGTCAAGTTATTCGTGTCGATGTACCAGGGAAGATGTCGGGCCATGAATGGTGGACCGGTACGAATCGACTTATCCGACCATCCCGGAGGAGTATTCTTTCGCTGGTACGAGAACGTCGTATCGAGAGGAGCTCGGTACAATTGAACCCGAAGTTCCTCGTCGAATAACCCGTCCAACCAGAATTTAGATTCCCATCGAATGAGTCGTTCCTTCGCTTCGAAGGTATCCGGAAGATCCGTGATCTTCAGACTGAATCCCACCTTCTCGGCCCGATGATACTTGGACAGTATCCTATCGAACGTATCGACGAAATCGACCGGACACTCGTTCACCGGTACGACGTCGCAATCGGTGTAGATGTAATTCGTCTTTCCAAGTTCGTACTTCTTGAAGAAATCGGGATCCTTGTACAATCGCCCAACGACGTTGTGACCGTAATTTCTTGGCATCTTCATCAAGGTGAACGATCGACCGGCTTCCTTTCGGTAATAGTCTATAAGAGGTTCGTACGTCGAAGCATTATCGATCACGACGAGTCTATCCTGCTCCAACTCGATGAGTCGATCGACCAATGTTTTTAAAACCGTGCATCTATTGAACGATATTATGAATATGGGTACGTTCATTGCCCATCCTCCAGAAGCCATTCGGGATTATCCCTCATCCATAGGACCGTCTTCTTGAATGACGTTTCGAAGTCAATCGGACTTCGCCAACCGAGTTCGGTGATCCGAGACCCATCGAGATCGTACCGGTGATCGTTTCCGGGACGAATGGAATTAGGACTGATGAAATCAAAGTCGAATTCCCTGCCCAATACGTCGGCCACCATCAATCCAATGGTCAACACGTCTATCTCACGTTCTCCGACGATGTTGTACTTCTCCCGATTCTGCCCGTTGAGAAGCAAGAATACCAGGGCATCGGCTATGTTCCGGGCATGGATCCAATAACGGGTGCAGACTCGATCGTCCTTATCGGTATGGATGTCGAGGCAACCACCATCGAGAATGCACTTGACGGCCTTCGGAAGAAACTTCTCGACGTGCTGCCGTTCGCCAAAGGCATTGCTCGGATGCACGATGACCACGGGCAATCCGTACGACGATGCGTACGAGAGAGCCAGTTCCTCCGCACCGGCCTTCGAAGCCGAGTACGGATTCGTGCAGTTGTACCGATCCCACTCCTTGAACCTTTGGTCGACGTTGGCCGGTCCAAATACCTCGTCGGTCGACACATGGATCATCTTCTTTAGTTCCGGTCTATTCATCGCGAATCGAAGAACGTTGCACGTGCCGATGATATTATTCATCAAGAATGTTTCTGGATCCTTCAACGATCGATCGACGTGCGTCTCGGCAGCCGTGTGTATCAGGTAATCGACCACCCCGATCTCCTTCATCACGGCGGCATTTATCGGATGAACCAGGTCCACCGTGAATACCGATAGTCTCTTGTCGCCGAAGGCATCGATCCCCCGAAGTCGATCGAACCCTTTCGACGCATAACTCAGTTTATCCAGCACGATGACTTCCCAGTCCGTGCTCTTCATCACGTGCTCGACGATATGATGGCCAATGAATCCGCATCCACCCGTGACGAGTAACCTCATGATCGTTCTCCTTTCCGGCGCATGATGGTCAATCCGGCTCCCCAGGGAACGTGATGAACGTCCCAATCACCAAGGATACGGTCGAACTCCCGTTCCTCGTCGACCTTAGTGCCCAGGTACTCCTCGATCGCTCGAATCACTCCTCGCTGATTATCCCAACCAAGACCGGTCACCGATCCATCCCGATATCTCAACGTATGCTGAAGATTCGTGCATCGAAACATGACCGTACACTTCGGGCTCAACAACGGAAACCAGGTATTTTTCTTGAGGTCATCGACGATTCGGTATCCGTCACCATGGAATAAGTTCTTCTCAGAGTATTGACCTGAGTCCATATCTTTCCTCCAGGTCGCGGTTGATCTTTATTATTCTATTGTACTTCTCTCGCTCGATCATCGGTCGACCGGACAACGAGTTTCCATTATTTGTCGTTATGCATAGTTCCCAGTCTCGTTCGATCGATGGTATCTCATCACGATGAACGTCGCTCATGAACTTCGTATGGTCCCTGCAGTGATAGTACAGATTCTTTATCGAACCGTCTTCTTCGACCTTCATCTTCATGGCGTTGCAGGTCGTCGAGTATGGATAAGAATGCTCGGCCATGATCTTTGATCTATAGTCTATCATGTGACAGTTTCGATTGTACACGGCCTTTATCTCGGGTCGTTCTACGTCGAGTGCTTCAAGATACGCGACCATGTCGTTGGCGAGTAGATCATCACTATCCATTCGAAGCATCCAGAATTCCTTCAATCCATTTGCGATCGCCCATCGCCCGGCCATGATGGCTCCATGATAGGTCTTTCGACTCATGTCCGTTATGCCATAATCAAATGGTTGTGGCTTCCAAAGACCTTCCGTCGATACCATATCCGGCAACGCGATCCAGGTCATCGTTCGTTCGTACGACTGATCATCGTCGACGGCCACCGAACCCCATTCGATGAAATCATATTTCGATTCTATCGGAACGTCGTGACAGGCGATGAACACCCGAACGTTCTTCCGAGTCTGATTATCGATCGAATGAAGAAAGGCTTCAAGGGTCTTCTTCATCACCTCGACGTTCGGGTATCTATTCGATGGTCCTAAGGTCGATGTTATCAATAGCATACTCACTCCGGCATTCGAAAAAACATTAAACTATGCTCTTCTCCAGTCCCATCCATATCCGGTACTACGTAGGTCTTTTCTCGAAACAATAATCCAACGGTGACCATCAGCATCGAGTATCGATCGACGTTTCGAAACCATATGTGAGAAGCATTCTTCTTTTCCGTCGTATTCTCGTATGCGATAAGGTACCCACCTCGCCGAAGAATTCTGTTGAACTCTTCGATCGTGTTCACCAATTCTTCATCGGGCACGTGCTGAAGGACCGTCCACGTGAATACGACGTCGAACGAACTACTTCGAAACGGTATGATCTTCCCATCATACGACTTGAACTCGTACACGGAATGACGAGCAGCTTCTCCGATCGCCCATTCGTTGATGTCTATTCCGCAAACGCGTCCCTTATCACCGGCCATATCACCGAGCAATTCTGTATGACGACCGATTCCGCAACCAAAATCAAGGATCTTCTTTCCGATAAGATATGGCTTGGCATGATCGACCAGCAGCTCGTGGCTGGCTTGAGTCACCAGCTTCAATTTACTCTCGTCAAACGACGTATGCCCGATCGTCAGATTCTTCTGCCTGGCATACCGATCATCCCAATATTTCCGCATGGCCGTCATCGTATCACCTCGTTCACCTTATTCCAGAATTCGTAAGGAGCATCATTCAACCACTCGCGAAGATCGTTCGAGTCGACGAGATCTTTACCCCACGATGCATGACCGACTCCTTCGTTGACCACCACCTTGCAACCGCACAAAGCAGCTTCCAGCACGACTCGTTCGCCGGCCCCAAGACCATCGAGCAGATGGACCAGGAACTCATAACGATTGTAGATCGCTGGCATCTCGGCATGGTCAACCATCTTCGTCAACGATACGTTATCGCCGCGAATGGATGTCATGCGATCGTTGGTCATCACGGTGAACCGGATATTTGGGTGCTCGTCAACGTACCGTTGAAGATTCGTCCACTTCTTGAAGTGCCGAACGTTGCAGACCAACGCGGTACCTTCGACTCGACCATCGTTCGTGTTCGTGAACCTGTTCGTCTCGATCGCCAAAGGCAAACAGATACCATCGCAACCGAGTGCCTTGACGTGGTTATCCATATGCATCGGCGAAAGGAACACGTTGAACCGAGACCGTTGAAACAATGGTCGAGCGAAATCGACTCGTCCCAACTCTCGATGATCGTGTTCGTATTTCACGTACGGGATATTCTCGTTGTATAATGCATTGAGTATCGTCATGATCTGATCCGGATTGAATGACCATACGTTGTTCACCACCGCCAGGTGGCTGGATCTAAGTTCCTCACGAATGACTTCCGGTTTGTCCTTCTGGGTTACGGTCTTGATGTCAAATCCGCAATCGCGACCGATCCGCACCACCTCGGAACTACTGATCTCCGCCCCACCAATCATCACCAGGTCTTGGATCCACGCTATCCTCTTTTTTTTTACGGACTTCGTCCGATACTCGTTCTTCGGAACCTGACCGAACATATTTTCCATCGTCATTGGATCGCTCACCATGACCCGAGTCTCGTACACCACGGGAGCCGGAAGATCACGAACTATGCGCCAACGGCCACGACGTTCTCCGAGAAGAGCCTTCTCACGATCGTACCAATCGCCATGGATCACTCGTCCGTCGATCGAAACGGTCCCTTTGGTCTTTATTAGAATCGGATCCACGTATTCCACCAGTACCAACTTCGGTTCGGTCATCGTACGACTCCTTCAAATGGTTCGTCGGTCCCAGGGTGATGAGCTCCCGGGACCGACGTCAAATGTTTACGGTTTAAGATTCTGGAACGTTATCCAGAATCGAGAATGCCTCGGAAACTCCCGGTTGTCCGTCCATCCTCATGACGAATCGAACCACCGTTTGATCGTAGAAGAACCGTGCATCCTTCGAGGTATCGATCGTCATGTCCTGACGAAGTGCCCAGAGGTAATATCCCAGGTCGCCAAGAACGATATCGCCTTGGACGCCCATCGCCGGAATGTTCCGGGTCTTGATGAGCGGATACCCTAACAACTGAGGCTGGATTGCTCCGCTGAACATCGGCATGAATCCATCATGATATATCGGTTGTCCGGCGGTATCCTTCTGCTTCCTGAAGGTATTGACCGTGGCCCGACGAGAAAGGAACGTCAGATTGTTGAAGTTCTCATCGAGAGACGACTCGAGATTAATCAAGTCATCGTACTTGACCGTCCCGACCGTTTGGCGTGCTACCAGATTGATGCCCGGATCTTGAATGATACCAAGCATCTGGCCGGCCGTTCCGCTTCCGTTGATGATCTCGCCTTCGATCTTGTACTGGAAGGCTCTGGTGAATAACCCGGTCACGTAGTTGATGATGTTGATCGCACTGTCCATGGTCAGCTCGTCGGATAACGGGATTATTCCGATCATCTTCTGGGCCTCGAAGGTCAGATACGTCATCGACGGTTTCGACTCGGTCTTCAGTTCGGCTTCTTCCGGATGGTACAGGGTGACTCCGCCGAAATACGAACCGGCTGCCTGGACCAATTTCGGAATGCGCATGGTCATGGAGTTCATCGGTATCCTCCAGACCTTCGGTATCACCGAGGACTGGGCGGTCGCGAACTCGATCACGGTCGCTAGAAATTCGATGGGAACCAACGCTCCGGCATCGGTCGTGGTCATTCCGGTCGCTGTATCCTTTTGCTCGGCTTCCTTGATGAAGTCGTTGTATCCCTTCAGATCGAGACCTTTTGAAATAATCTTCATCGGATCGCCACCGCAGGCCAGCATGATGGCGAACTTCTCCATCGCCGGAGATAACTTCACCCAGGGACCACTGCCGTGACGAAAATGCTCCGCGAGTTCCTTG